ATGCAAACTTAACTTACGCATGGCTACATAAACCAGAACCTAAGTATGGTTACTATCAACTAACACTTGTATTTAAACCTGATGATGTATTTACACCATCTGACTTAGGATTACCAGGAACAGAACCTATAAATTCAATTGAGTTTATGTTAGATAAATTAGAAGGATATAAAACAAAATGGAAACAGCAGTTACAAGATGAAAATCCAAATAAAAAATTTACTTGGTCAAGAGATAAAGAAGGTAATCCAAAAGAATATTGGAGAACAACTGAACAGGGTTTAGAGGTTTATTGCAAGATGCCTAGTGGCAAGCGAACAAATAAACAAGGTGCTGAGTTTGAATTACCACCACCAAAATTTGCTGAACAAGTAGGTGATACTGTTGTATTTTTAAACAAAGAAGAATCAGCTAAGTACGATAAGCTATCACCAGAATCTAGAGGTCAGGCATATTTACGCATACAAGGTTTTGATCTTGATGAAGTAGGCATGAGAATACAACCTGTATCAGTAATTGTAAGAAGCTATGTACCTTATGATGGCATGGCATCACCACAAGATATGGGTTTCTTACCGACAAAACAACCTGCACCACCTAGCAGTTTTGAAGAGCCAACAAAACAAACAGCTAGTGCAAGTGATTGGTAACAGATACAAAAGCAAGTTTGAAAAAGAATTTGCAGCTACATTAACAAAAAAGAAAATTGTATTTACTTATGAATCACTTAGCATTGACTATAAAATTTCTTGTTGCTACAAGCCTGACTTTATCATCAACAATATTATTGTTGAAACGAAAGGATATTTCTCAAAAGCCGATAGGAGAAAACACCTTGTCATTAAGGAGACTAGACCCGACCTAGACATTAGATTTTGTTTTCAAAATAGTAAAACAAAATTATCAAAAGCAAAAAACTCTATCTCGTATGCCGATTGGTGTACGAGACATGGGTTTCTTTATTGCGATAAATTTATTCCTGACGATTGGTATGACTAAGCAAGAAAAAATTATGTATGCTAAAAAACGCATTTATGAATTAGAAGAACTTATTAAACATTGGGAAAATGACAAGCAAGTATGTAAAAAAAACTGAATGTCCGCAATGTAAATCTAAGGATAATTTAGCTTGGTTTGATGATGGTCATGCTCATTGTTTTTCTATTGACTGTGACTATAGATATTATCCAAATAAAAAAACTGAAAAAAAATTTTCTCCAAGAATAGAACCGCAACCTGTATTTAAAAAAGAAGTGAAACTATTACCTGTTACATACACTGATTTACCTGCAAGAGGAATCACAAAAGAGACTTGCGAACTATTTAAGTATGGAGTTAGTGTGTATAAAGGTCAGCAATGTCAGGTAGCTACATATCAAAATAGTCAAGGTGTAGATGTTGCTCAACATATAAGGTTTGCAAATAAAAAATTTGTATGGATAGGTGATATAAAACAAGTGCAGTTATATGGTCAGATAAATTGCAGAATACAAAATACAGGTGATATGTTTTTGTCTATTTTTGAAGGCGAGATTGATTGTATGGCAGCAAGTCAAATTTTTAATCACCGTTTTCCCTGCGTGTCTGTTCCTTCTGGTGTACAGTCAGCAGCAAAATACCTGGCAAAAGAATATGATTTTATAAATAAATTTTGCAGGTCAGTTATTTGTTTCGATAATGATAAGGCAGGTGAACTAGGTAGCGAAAAAGCATTACAAGTATTGCCTAAAGGAAAAGCTGCAATAGCAAGATTACCTGATGATATAAATGACGTTAATGATTTGTTAGTTGCAAAACGTGGTGATGAACTTAAAGATATATTATGGAAAGCTCAACCATGTAGAACAGATCATATAATAAACGCTGCTGATGCTTGGGATTTATTTAGTAAAGAAACAAGTAAACCTATTTGTGACTACCCATATCCAGAACTAAATAAATTTACAGGTGGTTTGTTTCCTACGCAAATGGTATCTATAGCAGCAGGTAGCGGTGCAGGTAAATCTACATTATGCGGTGAGTTTGCAAGTCATTTTTTGAAAAGTGGTTTGAAGGTAGGTTATATAGCGTTAGAAGAATCAGTACAAAGATCTCTTATGAGACTTGTATCTATAGATCTAAATACACCATTGCATTTAAATCAACACGCTATAGATAAGAGTGCTATAAAAGCTGCATTTGATAAGCTAACAGGTACAAGAAATTTATTTTTGTATAATCATTTTGGCAGTATAGAACCTGACATATTACTATCGCAGATAAGAAACCTAGCCACTACAGATGGTGTAGATGTAGTAATACTAGACCATATATCTATAGTTGTTTCTGGTATAGAAAACAATGACGAACGCAAAGCACTAGATATATTATCTACTAAACTACGTAGTCTTATAGAAGAAACTAATATCTGTTTGCTTGTAGTAACTCACTTACGTAGACCTGATGGTAAAGGCCATGAAGAAGGTGCAGAAGTAAGCCTGCGTGATTTTCGTGGATCTCATGGTCTTGTACAAATGTCAGATCTTTGCATATCGTTAGTTAGAAATCAGTTATCAAACTCTGCTGATGAAAGGTCACAATTACAAATGAAGATACTGAAGTCTAGACATACAGGCATGACAGGAGAAGTTGATAAACTTCTTTATGATGCTGAGACTTCCAGACTAAGAGCATACCCTAACTATTTTTAATTATGACCTTACTTATAGATGCAGACTATTTAATTTATTCTTCTTGTTGTGCTTGTGAACACGACATAAGGTTTGATAAGCATAACCATAATTTAATTATGGATGAACGAGAAGCTATGAGCATGATAGATTTTAAACTTAAACACTATCAAAATATATTAGATACAGAAGGTTATAAAGGTAGTAGTGATATAGTTATGTGTTTTACAGATTATCCTACGTTTAGACATGAAATATTTACAGAATACAAATTAAATAGAATATCTAAAAGAAAACCACTAGGTCTAGGTGCTGTTATTAAAGAAGTTAAAAATAATTATGAGTCTATAAGTTACCCTAATTTGGAGGGTGATGACGTTCTAGGGCTACTTAGTACAAACAATAAATATGATAATCCTGTCATAGTATCTGTTGATAAAGATATGAAAACAATACCTGGATTATTGTTAGCAGGTGACACGTTAGAACTAATAACAAGAACGCAAGCTGATAAACACTTTATGGCAATGACAATAGCAGGTGACGCTACAGATGGTGTACCTGGTATAAAAGGTTTAGGTATGGTATCAGCAACAAAAATATTAGACTCTGCAAAAGATTTAGCATCTATGTGGGATCTTGTTGTGAAAACTTATAATAAAAAAGGTAATGGAATATCTGATGCTATATTAAATGCCAGGTTAGTACGCATATTAAGAGAAGGAGATTATGACTACAATACAGGAGAAGTTAGATTATGGAATCCTACGTTTTAATTACCAAGAGTGTGATATTTTGCTGTTGCACGTTATATTAAAGTAAAGTAATACAGTTTTTTTATGTCAGCAAGCGATTTGCCATTTTTAAATGATGAATTGCTAGATGCTCTAGATTCTATTTATCCAAGTAGACCACCAGATTTAGGCTGGACTGATAGAGAAGTTTGGTACAAAGCTGGTCAAAGATCGGTTGTAGAATTTTTAAAGAAACATCAAGAAAGACAAAAAGAAACTATGTTAAATTCAACTGTATTAGAAGGTCAAATCTAATGTGTATTTTCGGCAGCACACCTAAACCACCTGAGTTACCAGAACCAAGACCTACTCCACCTATGCCAGAAGAAACTGCGGATGCTCCTGTAACAGGTAGAAAACGTACAGTACAACAAACTTCTACTAAAACTGCAACTAAGAAAAAAACTGATGGAACAGATATTGGTACAAGAACTACAGGTGCAGCAGTAACAAGAAGAAGGTTAGGTACAAGTTCATTACGCATACCTTTACTAGCTAATGCTAGTCGCGATCTAAATTATTAAAATGGAAACACAACAAACAGCAGAAAGTTTATATAACACTCTGTCTATAGATAGATCTGCATATGAACGTGACGGTGATGACTGTGCAAAGTTAACAATACCTAGTTTATTTAATAATAATTCTGCAAAGAAACAAAAAATAAAAACACCAATGCAAGCGTTAGGTGCTGCTGGTACAAATAGTCTTGCAGCAAAAATGTTAATGGCATTGATACCACCTAACACACCATTTTTTAAATTAATAATTGATGAGTTAGAACTACAAAAAAGTGGTCAAAGTGAAATAATGGCTGAGATAGATAAAGGGTTACGTGGTTTAGAAAATGCAGTTATGGCAGATATAGAAACCAGCAACGATAGAGTAGCTATGTTTGAAGCACTAAAACATTTGATAGTTGTAGGTAACGTGTTGCTATACATAACAGAAGATGGATTAAAAGTTTATTACTTAGATCGTTATGTAGTACAAAGGGATGAAGTAGGTAATGTATTGACTGTAGTGACAAAAGAATCTGTATCTACAAAAGCATTAGATCCAGAATTTTATGAACAAATAAAACAAAAAGAAAATTACACAGAATCTATGGATGAAACAGAAATAGATATTTATACAAAACTAGAACGTCAAGGTGATAATCATGTATGGTTTCAAGAATGTAAAGGAGAAAAGATACCTGGTACTGATGGCATTTCACCTGTTGATGTATCACCATTTATAGTTTTACGTTGGACTCAAACAGATACAAATTATGGTACGTCATACGTTAATGAATACAAAGGTGATCTAATTACCTTAGAAGCATTAACACAAGCAATAGTAGAAGGTGCTGCTGCATCTGCACGTACAATATATTTTATAAATCCTAATGGTGTAACTTCGCCTAAAGCAGTAAGTCAAGCACCTAATGGTGCAGTACGTGAAGGACTTGCTACTGATGTATCTACATTGCAAACTAACAAAGCTAATGACTTTGCTGTAGCTGAGAGAGTAAAAGCAACTTTAGAAAAAAGATTAGAAGATGCTTTTCTTATGACTAAAAGCATACAAAGGGATGCAGAACGTGTAACAAGTACTGAGATACAAATAATGAGTAATGCTTTAGAAGCTACTTTAGGTGGTATTTACTCTGTACTAAGTTCTGAATTTCAAATTAAATATTTACGTAGAAAATTACACCTACTTATAAGAGCAGGTAAAGCACCTAAACTTCCTGATAAATTAGTAAGACCTAAAATAGTTACAGGTATAAACGGTCTTGGAAGGGATGCTGATAAAGCAAAACTTATAGAGTTTATTGGTACAATAGCCCAGGCATTAGGTGTAGATGTTATGAGAAGATATATGAATATAGATGAAGCGATTATTAGGTTGGCTAACAGCGTTGGTATAGAAACTTTAAATTTGATAAAATCAAAAGAGGAGATAGCTCAAGAGTTGCAAGCTGAACAACAGCAACAACTATTAAAAGATTTAGCTCCTTCTGCATTACAGGGTCATAAATTATTAGATCCTAAAAACCAAGCAGAAGCCCAACTATTACAAAACGAGGTAAGACCAAATGCCAACTAACAAGTCACCTAAGAGCAATAAAACAGAAGATACTACAACAGAAGCTAAGGCTGTTGTTAGTTCTTTAGGTGTGAACGATACACCCGAACCAACTAAACCAGTTGAAAAAGTTACTGCTCATGGTAATACTATTACAAGTCACTAATTAATTATGAAAGCATCCTTACAGTCAAATGAAACTCCTCCTATGTCACAAGAGGATCTAGAAAAATTTGCTGACGAAAACAAATCTGATAACGGTAAAATTTTAGGCAAGTTTGATAGTGTAGAAGCTCTTGCAGCAAGCTACAAAGAGTTAGAAGGTAAGTTAGGTGATGTTGCAAAAACAAAAGAAGAGCCAGTTGCAGATGATGTTGTTGAATATCAAGAAGATGGATCTGTTAATTACGAACTAGCAAAACAACAATACGGTGAAAAATTAGGAGAATTATTTGAACAAAGTGATATAGATCCTTTTGCTATAAATAAGTATTACCAGGAAAACAACGGTACTATTTCAGAAGAACATTACAAAGAATTAGAATCTACTGGTCTTACAAGAAATGTAATAGATAGTTATCTAGCAGGTTTAAAACCACAAGAAGGTACACAACAAGCTGCTGATCCTAGCTTTCCTGAGTATGAAGATATAGTAGGTATTGCAGGTGGTGAAGATAAGTATATGGAAATGTTGCAATGGATGAATGGCAACATATCTAAAGAAGAACTACAAGAGTTTGATAAAGTTGTAGATGCTGAAAAAAGAAACATTCCTAAAGTTACTCTTGCAGTACAAGAAATGTTTACCAGGTATAAAAATGCTATGGGTGTAGAACCTAGATTAATAAGTGGTAGAACATCTGCTTCTCCAAATACAAAAGTATTTAGATCTAATGCAGAAGTTGTAGCTGCTATGAGAGATCCTAGATATAAAACAGATATAGCTTTTCAGCATGAAGTACAAAGAAGATTAGCTGAGAGTAACGTTTTTGGTATCTCTGAATAATGGCTAAATCAGTAAGGCTACGCAAAGAACACAAGAGTAAAACTGGTGGTCTTACTAAAAAAGGTAGAGATAAAATTAATAGAGAAACAGGTAGTAACCTAAAAGCACCAGTAACAGGTAAAGTAAAACCTGGTAGTAAAGCTGCTAAAAGACGTAAATCTTTTTGTGCCAGGATGAAAGGTGTTAAAGGTGCTAC